GCAAAGGGAAGTGACGCGCCCGTTGATATTTCAGGTCTAAATGATGAAGCCTTTGGTAAGGTCTTCGACGACCCCAGACTCTGGAACCATCCACGTTTCAAGCAGTTGAATGAGCGTGCCAAGAAAGCCGCTAATCTTGAGGCCGATAACGAGAAGGCCGAGGTTGCGCGTCTGGAGAAGGAAAAGAAATACAAGGAGCTGGCTGAAAAGCATGGCAACGATGCCGCTACTTGGAAGACTAAGTACGAGACCCAGATTGCCGACAACAAGATTATCAGCGAGGCTACTAAACTTGGCGCTGTCGATCTGGATGCCGTGTCGAAGCTAATCGACCGTTCCGAGATTAAAGTTACCGATGATGGTGTCACTGGAATCGAGGGGGCCGTCGCAAAGCTAAAGGAGGAGAAATCCTATCTTTTTGCGGCAACGGGATCGACAAGAGTCGGGGCTGGAACAAACCCCGCCGGAGCAAACACAGGATTGAAGTTTAAGGCTTCTGAGATTCAAGACCCGGAGTTCTACCGGGAGCACGAAAAGGAGATTCTTGAAGCGATGAAGACCCCAGGGGCAATCGAGAACGATCTCCCCGGAATACCCACCTAGTGTTTCGCCGCTCATAAAATTGCTTAGGTTTGACATTATTGGCAGTTCTTATGAGGGGAGGTGAAATACTTAGATGGACTTACTAACAAATACTACAAACGCGGTTTTTATTCCGACAATCATCGCTCAGAAGTGTCTGCAGCGACTTCCGGCCTATCTTAACCTAGCGAAGACAGTCTCCCGTGACAGTGATTGGGATGTGGCACAGATCGGCGAGACCATTCAGGTGCCCAAGACGGGCGCTGTTATCGCTAACGATAAGGTGGCTGGGTCCGACTTCACTCGTCAGGGGCCAACCGGTACCAATGTGGATGTCACTCTTGATACCCACAAGGAGGTCACGATTGCGATTGATGATGTGACCAAGGTGCTGGAAAATCAGAATACCCAAGACAGGTACGCTGATGACGGTGCCATTGCACTGGCCGAGGCGGTCGAGACCGCAATTGCCAGTCTGCATGCGAGTATTGAGAACACGGTTTCGTGGGATGCTACCTCTGCAGCCACGATCGACGCCTCTATGCTCCTGATCCGCAAGTTCTTCTCTGACCAGAAAGTTCCCCTGCTTGAGCAGCGCTATCTCTACAGTGATCCGACACTGTTCAACGACCTTTTAGGCGTTGATAAATTTACCCGTTTCGACGCTCGTGGAGCTAACGCGGCGATTGCTAAGGGGCAGGTCGTTCAGACTTACGGAATTGAGTGTCACGAGAGCCAGATCGTTCAGGTTTCCGGTTCGCCGGTTGCCTACCACAACTTGGCGTACACCAAGAACGCTTTTGTTCTGGCTAGCCGACCGTTGGCTAATCCGAACCCCGGAATGGGGGTATTGTCTAGTGTCATCAACGATCCTAGTGTTGGTCTGTCGCTCCGGACTCTGTTCTGGTACGACGCCAAGGCTGGTGAGTGGGTGCTAACGCTAGATCTCCTGTTCGGTGTTGCGATTCTTGACCAGCGACGTGTGGTCGAGGTTGAGAGCACTTGATCGTTTATCTAGTGCTGAGATAATCAAGGGGGGCCGATGGCCCCCTTTGGTTGTTGACCGTCTTGTAACATTACTGTAAGATTTCCCTATGCCTCATATAGTTAATCCCTTCGGAAGAGTCGTCGCGATCGAGAATGCCAAAGAATACAACAATCTGTTAGATAAAACGGGCTTTCGCAAGGCCACGGAGTCTGAGGTTGATGCTGTAACTGCCGGACGCATCGCGCGGATCGAGAGGATGGAGATAGCCAAGCTTCGTCTGGGTGCCGGGGAAACCCCGTCTGTTTACCTAGCCACAGTGAGCACTGGTGGACGTGACGGCTACGGCGTTGCTAGCGATACCTTAGTAGCCGAGCTAAAACGGCTTGGTGTCCATATCAGCCGGTCGCAGGAGGGTCAGGGCATTGGGGTGCTGTTCCACAACCCCTACTCGGTTCTGCAGTTGGAAAACAAGTACCGGATCATCTACACAATGTTTGAAAGTACCAAGATTCCGGAGGACTGGATCGAGTACCTCAACGCAGCCGATATGGTTATAGTGCCCTCTACCTGGTGCGCATCGGTGTTTGCGGAGTCGGGTGTTGAGACTACGGTGCTGCCACTTGGGTACAACCATCGGCTGTTTACATATAAGAAGCGGGAGGCTAAGCGCAAGAGCCACGAGACGTTTACTTTTTTACACTACAATGCCTACAATTTGCGGAAGGGGTTTTTGGAGCTGGTTAATGCTTTTACCAAGGAGTTTGAGCCGGACGAGCCTGTCAAGCTGATCCTGAAAACTACTCTTAAGAAACCCCCCTTCCCCTTCCCACCCAGTCAGTACCCGAACATCGAGGTGCTCGAGGGCTCTATCAGCGATAAGCAGCTGGTTGATCTGTGCCACCGGTCCGATGCCTTTGTGTTTCCCAGCCGTGGGGAGGGATTCGGAATAACGCCATTAGAGGCGATGGCGACAGGAATGACGGCGATTGTGCCCAATTCCCACGGGATTTCCGAGTATTTCGACAAAGATTATATGTACGAGGTAAATGTCAAGGGGGAGTGCGCGTCAGCTTATTCTAGATATAAAGGTGTGGATACTGGTAAAATGTTCCTGTGTGATGTAGACCACCTGCGCCAACAGATGCGGTACGTCTACGAGCACCAGGAGGAAGCTATCGAGAAGGGTAGGAAGGCCGCCGAGTACGTCAAGAATTGGACATTCGAGAAATCTGCAATTAAGCTAAAGGAGATTTTTGATGATGTTGGCTCTAAGCCACCGGCGGAGCGGCCCCTACAGAACGTGTTAGAATTGGAGCGTGTCTAGAGGGGGTGATAAATCTATGGCCAAAACTAAAGGGAGAGTTGCCAGATTCAAATACCTGTGTCCGGCCTGCACTAACGAGGCCGCATTTTTGGTTGACGCCGATGACTCGTTTGGTAGCATGATTTGCCCGCACTGTGGTAAGGGAATTACCTTCGATCCTGACCAGGTTGTGGAGCTACGACCAGGCGAGAGTCAGTGATAGTAAATAGTTGCGTTGTTGAGGGGGGTGATATAAGTTAACAGAAACGTACGCAGCAAAACTATGAATGTTCGCTATGTTGGTCCAGCCCTCGATTATTCAGGTTACGGCGAAGCTTGTCGCCACGATATAGGGGCGCTACATGAGGCCGGGGTTGGCCTTACCCTTGAAATACCAAAACATACGTTGGAGATTGCCGACTTTGGAGAGCTGGGCAAGCTTTGCATTGGGCTGCAGAATAAGTCACTAGACTACAAAGTGACTATTCTCCACACCACCCCGAATATCTACCAGAAGTACCTCAATCCCAACGACTACAACATTGGGAGGGTATTCTGGGAGACTGATAAATTGCCACCAGACTTTGCCTACGGTGTCAAGATGGTGCAGGAGATCTGGACCGGCAGCGAGTTTAATGCCCAGGCAATACGGAACGCCGGCATTACTGATATTCCTATTTTCATTATCCCCGAGGCGATCAAAGCCCCAGAGGGCGATATTAATAAATTCGATGTCCCTAACAAGGCCGATTACTGCTTCTACTCCATTTTTGAGTGGACGGAGCGTAAAAACCCGCGTGCGCTACTGGAGGCGTTCTGGAGAGAGTTTGAGGGGGAAGACGATGTATCACTCACCTTGAAGGTCTTTATTGACAGTTTCAGGCCCGACAAGCGCCGGGAACTGCACGACAGATTCAAGCAGTGCAAAAGGAGCCTAAATCTAGAAAAATACGCACCGGTTTACCTTGCGACCCGCCTGATGAACCGATCCGGTATTTACCGCCTGCACGAGACGTTTGACTGCCTCGTGTCGGCACACCGTGGCGAGGGTTGGGGTATTCCGCAGATGGAGGCAATGCTGCTCGGCAACCCAGTTATATCTACCGACTGCGGCGGGATTCACGAGTACATAGGCGACGTTGCCAAGCTGGTCCCCTGTGAGATGATCCCGGTGCGTAATGTTGACAAGAACGGTATTTGGTACCTGCCGGACCAGAATTGGGCTGAGGTGGACGTGTCGGAGCTGCGGAAGGCAATGCGCTGGTGCTACGATAATCGGGAGAGGGCCAAGGATATGGGTTCGCGGGCCAGTAAGCTAGTCAACAAGCTGTTTAGCTTCGATGCTGTGGGCCGTAAAATGAAAGATCGGCTGATCGCAGTTAATGCTTGACAGGTATGTTACATCTATGTTACGCTAGAAACACCAGATGAAAATACAGTATATCTCAAATCACAGTGTGCTTGAATACGATGAGGTTCTGCTCCTAACCGAGCTGGGATACGATGTACACGCTAACGGTGTTTACCGCGACCCACGAGGCGCGCACACCCTACCCCGCCCCGGCATCCCTGGGGCCAAGTTTGACCAGAAGTTCTTCGATCTCACCGCTAGGCACCCACAGACCAATCTCCCGCCCGAGTTAATCGAGCCCTACGATGTGAT